TTTAGAGTATCATAAGGAAAAGTTCAAATGAACTACACAGAGCTTGTTCAGGCTATAAAGGATTACACTGAGAATGAGGAGACAACCTTTGTCTCTCAGATACCCACGTTCGTTAAGCAAGCAGAGCAACGTATATATCGTGCCGTTACTATTCCAGAGCTTAAAAAGAATGTTACGGGCACGTTGTCTAGTGGAGACAAGTATCTTGCCAGACCCTCTGATTTCCTAACCGTTCTATCGCTGGCCGTTGTTGATGGTAGTGGAGACTACAGTTATTTACTTGATAAAGACGTAAACTTTATCAGAGAAGCTTTCCCGTCTGCCAGCACTCAGGGACTGCCTTTGTTCTATGGTCAATTTGATGGAGATACGTTCTCTGGAAGCTCTGAGACATCTTCTGGGAACTTTATTCTTGGTCCTACGCCAGACGCCAATTACGCTGTGGAGCTTCATTACTACTATGATCCACCATCAATTGTTACTTCTGGAACTTCTTGGCTGGGGGACAACGCCGACACTACATTGCTTTATGGGTCTTTGGTGGAAGCATACACCTTTATGAAGGGTGAGAGCGATATGCTCCAATTGTACGCCTCTCGATATAAAGAAGCCCTTGGTGAGCTTTCCGTTGTAGATGTTAAGAGTAAGAGGGACATCTACAGAGATGGGGAGATTAGACCGCAATGAATATGTTTGCTGATTCTGGAACTATGCAGACTGGCGTTGTTTCTGTGGAGACAACATCTAATCGCGGATTCACTCCACAAGAAATTGCGGCTCGCTGCGCGGATAAAATTGTGTCTGTGTCAGATCAAGCGCACCCCGCCTTACAGGCGCAAGCTAGAGCTTTTAAGGATCAGGTAGAAAAGGTTGTGGAGTTTTATCTGAAAGAAGCTGTGAAAAGTGATAGAACCACAGTATGCAATGCTCTTAACGATGCAGGACATCAGGAGCTTTCTGAGCTTATAAGGAGATTATAATGGCTTTTAGTGGCAACTTTATGTGTACGAGCTTCAAGAAAGAGCTTCTTGAGGGTGTGCATAATTTTAAAAATTCTGGCGGCAACACGTTTAAGCTGGCGATGTACACAAACAGTGCGTCTTTTAACGCTGCAACAACTGCGTATACAACTTCTAACGAGGTGAGCGGAACAGGCTATTCAGCGGGTGGGGGCACGTTAACTAGAGTGGATCCTACAAGTTCTGGTACAACAGCGTTCACGGACTTCTCAGACCTTACGTTTTCGTCTTCAACGATTACAGCGCGTGGAGCTTTAATCTACAATGATACTGCATCGGGAGATCCTACTGTAGTTGTTTTGGATTTTGGTGCAGATAAAACATCTACGAGCGGAGACTTCACCGTAGTGTTTCCAACAGCCGATGCTTCTAACGCAGTAATCAGGATTGCCTAATGGCTTTTGTATCTAAGGACAGAGTTAAGGAAACCTCGACCACAACGGGTACGGGGGACTTTACCCTTGCGGGGGCGCAGACGGGATTTAAAGCGTTTTCTGCGGTTTGCTCTTCTGGAGATACATTCTTCTACACTATTGTAAACAACGTCTCAGGTGAGTTTGAGATTGGCGAGGGCACGTTTACAGCGGGTGGAGCGTTGCAACGGGATACCGTTTTATCTAGTTCAAACTCCAACAGTGCTGTAACCTTTGGTGCGGGATCTAAGGATGTTTTTCTGACTGCCGCTTCAGATGCGTTAATTCAAGCCAGCACGGATGGCACCTTAACGATATCAGAGGGCACCACGTTTAGCGCGGATGTCAGTTTGGGCGGCGATGTTCTGTGGGATGCTAGTGGTAATGCGCTAGAGTTTAACGATAACATTAAAGCTATCTTTGGGACTGGCAGTGATTTTGAAATATATCACGATGGGTTTGATACATATTTCAATCAAGCGGGTACAGGGGAGCTACGATTTGGAACCTCTGGATCGTTTGATATGCAGTATTTTGATGGGAGTTCCTTCAGATTAACCGATAATTTTGAGTTACAGTTTGGGTCAGGCAATGACTTTGATATGGATTATGACTCTAGTCTTACGGCGATGGTGTTTAACGACAACCAGACAACTAAAGACTTTAGGTTCCAACAGGCGGGTACGGATAAGATTGTATTCTCTTTTGACAACTGGGAATTTCAGGATGGCGTAAAGGCATCTTTTGGAACTGGCTCTGACCTTAGCATTGAGCATGACGGGACAAACAGCCTTATTGAGAACACCACGGGTGATCTGAACATTCAAACCTCTGGTAATCTTGTTTATCAGTTAGATGATGATTCAGCTACCGCTGGTCCGATTATAAAGTTGTATAGAAATTCCGCAAGTCCAGCAAATGCGGATGTTATAGGGGCTTTAGAATTTTATGGGAACAATGCCGCTGCTGAAGAGGTGCGATACGCATATGCTAGAACCAGAATTAGAGATGCTACAGACGGCGCAGAAGATGCCACCATGCAGTTTTACTGCATGCGGGAGGGTACAGAGGTTCAGTTCTTCAAATATGACAATAGTGCAGGACCAGATGAAGTTGTAATAAATGACTCCTCGTTTGATATAGATTTCAGGGTTGAATCTGATAACAAAACCCATGCCCTGTTTGTAAACGGAGCTAACGGCGTGATCGGCATGGGGGATGACACCCCAGAAGATAGACTTAGCAGAACGACTTCGGGAATGGTTGGCCGTTCTACATCGGGTTTTGAATATGTGGCCTCACGAAACGACACTACCGTTGGCGTCGATAACTTTATTGGGGCGTATTTATTGCAAACCAACGATTCGGGTGGCACCACTAAATGGGGTGGCATGTCTGCTAAAGGGGATGACACTTCTGGGAACGGGATTCTTGAGTTTTTCCCTGTTAGTAATACCTATGAGACTTCTAGCAATGAAGGGATAATGCAGCTTTCGGACACGAATGATTTGTTTCTTCGGGCGGGAGGGATGAGGATAAATCGTTCTGAAAATAACGTATACAGAGCGGCTGAAGAATCACTAACTATTAACCATGCGGGGGCTGGGGCTAATGATACCTACACTCAGGTAGTGGTTAGAGATGGAACTGGCGGTGATCACGTTTGGCGGCATCAAAGGCGTGGCACGATTAAATCTGAAATAGAAGAAAACGGTGACTACCAGTCTGCCACTAACTCTTACGGTGGCACATCAGATGAACGTCTGAAAGAAAACATTGTAGCTTCGGGCTCGCAGTGGGACGACATCAAAGCATTACAGATCAAGAAATATTCTATGATCGAAGATGGTTTAGATGCACCTGATAAATTAGGTGTTATCGCTCAGGATCTTCAAGCCTCTGGTATGAATGGTTTAGTCAAGCAGCACTTTAAGACTGATGACGAAGACAATCCAATACTAGACGCCGATGGAAACCAAGAAGAATATCTTTCTGTAAAATACTCTGTGTTGTACATGAAATCCATCAAGGCATTGCAAGAGGCTATGGCTAAGATTGAAACACTTGAGGCTGAAAACATTTCGATCAAAGCTAGGCTGGATGCGTTAGAGGCGGGATAGATGCTAGGTTTTTCATCCCTCTCAGAATTTTCAATATCCGAATTTAACCAGCTTAATAATCTTGCTTTTGTTACAGGTGTTGCGGGAACGGGTCAGGTAGGTGGCGTAACGGTCACGGCTGACGCTAATACCACGGTCACAGGTGTAGAGGCCACTGGTCAGGTAGGCGGTGTAACGGTAACGGCTAACGCAGATGTTAGTGTTACAGGTCTGTCTGCAACAGGTGCTGTAGGATCTGTCACGATAACGGCGGCGGCGAATGTTTCTCCAACTGGCGTTGCCGCGACAGGGCAAGTAGGCTCTGTTACTGCGTCTATACCAAAAGATGTTTCTGTAACGGGGGTATCTGCGACAGGACAAGTAGGTTCTGTCAACGCGAATGCAAATGCGGACGTAAGCGTTACGGGAGTAGCCGCGACAGGACAAGTAGGTTCTGTTGATGTTGGGATATTTGTTACCGTCAACGTAAGTGGCACTAATCTTTCTGGGACGGGCCAAGTAGGCACTGTAACTGGCACTGGTGGGGCTTCGGCTATTGTTACGGGTGTAGCTGCGACTGGTCAGGTAGGCACTGTTTTGGTTTGGGGTATGATTATCCCAGATCAAGATCCCAACTATAGTTCAATTGAACCTTCTCAGTCTCCAAGCTTCTCTGCGATAACTCCCTCGCAAAATCCAAACTATTCTGGTATAACTCCATCAAACACCCCGTCTTATGGGGATATAACGCCAAACCAAGATCCATCTTGGGATGATATAGCTGCATAGGATAAAGACATGCCAA